AGCCAAGAATGTCAACCCCAAACAGACAGTAGTCATACCAGGTATGACTCCTGCTGTGAATGTCAGGCGGAGGCGCGTGAAGCTATCTATGGGTTGGGTAGCTGATGCCTTCTATCGCCTGTTCACCATATGTATTCCGGATGATGTTGTGGAGGACATCGAAGAGGACATGCAGGTTGTGCAGAGTGTCCAAGACGAGCTTTTAATCGTCAAAAATACGGATGTTGGTGAGCATGGCGAAGCTTTAGCCCAGTTGAACCCCCCTGAAACGATTATTACGAATAATGTTGGCGCAATCGTCGGCGTCGAGGACCATGTCAGGAGAACTAGGGTGCAACCACGGTTTGTTGCACAGGTAGTAGTAGCTTTACGGTGTAAGCTAGGGTTAGGGGCTAAAGATAGGGCTGTACCAGGGAACGTAGAACTGGTACGTAGGGAAGCCGCGAAGATTATGCGCTCTTGGGGTGTACGTGATATGGACGCATCTGTGCATTTGCTGTACATCGAACGTTGTTTCTTCGAGGATTCGGTGCACGATGCTCTCCCAGATTGGAGAGCACGGGCAGCACGAAAGGGTCGATTGTGCCGGTGGTTGTTTCGCGACACCACCGCCACCTTCGACTTTTGAGGGCGCCCAATTGTACACCAAGGCGTAGATACTTTACACACACTAACAGATGAGGAGCTAGACTCCTCCGGAATTATGTTTATGCCAGCTAGTGAGTGGAATAAGGATCTGCCTCCCCGGCTCTTGAACGTTGTGTTCAATGGGCAGCCCACACGCCGGAGACGATATCTAGTCGTCTCCGGCACCACACCCGCTTCGAACTTAGGGGTGTATAATAATACAGTTCACACCGTAGAGCGAGCGTTGTTGGAACGCTATTTCATGGTTAAAACCCCCGAAGGGTTTCAACCACCGCTCAATCCAGGTCCAGGGAGCTACAAGACGGCGTTGTTAACGCGCTTCAGTCATGCAGTTGCCGAGTTGGTTCGCCCAGTTGCGACCGTGTTATCAGATGTCCAAACAGTGGCACTATACACTGGTCCCAAGCAACGAATCTATCGCAGCGCAATGATTAGTTTGTGCCGAACACCGCTTAATAAATCAGATGCAAAAATTAAGCAGTTCCCTAAAATGGAGAAACAGGACCTGTCCAAGGCGCCGCGGATCATTAATCCACGTACGCCGAGGTATAACCTTGAAATCGCGAGATTTCTAAAGAAGATAGAGAAGGATGTCTATAAAGCCATCAAAAATAAATGGCTACAGCAACTTCTCAATCTCCAGTTAGTGAACCACGGTAGGTCGTATAACGACGATGGTTATGTGGAATTCATAATTGAAGCAACAAGAGCAAGCGGAGATATCAACACATCTTTAGGTAACTGTATAATAGCATGCGCCTTGGTGTGGGAGTACGTAAATGAGATGATGATCAAAGCAGAGTTGTGCAATAACGGTGATGATTGCGTCGTTATAATGGAAAGGGCTGATGTCGACCGGTTCCTCTCGCTAGTGGTTGAGTATTACAAGCATCGGGGGTTCCGTATCGAGGTCGAGAAACCTGTATCCGTTTTCGAGCAATTGGAGTTTTGCCAGACGAGGCCGCTGTATGATGGCCTGAACTGGCGGATGATGCGCAACCCGCTAGCTTGCTTCAAGAAGGATGGGATGTGTCTGTTACCCCTGACGTCCGAGAAGACGTTTCAGAAGTGGTTGGGAGCAGTAGGGGAGTGTGGGCTGGCCGCGGCGTCCGGCGTACCCATTCTGCAGTCTTGGTACGCCATGTACCGTAGGGCGGGCAGGCCTTGCTCCAACAAGTTCAAACGACACATCTTTG